GACGCGTGGTGCGGAGCGCGTGACGCTCGACAGACTTAAGGCCCGGACGCCGCCCGCGACAGCGGTCGCCTCGCGCCGGGCGTGGGCGGTGAGGGTCGCGACGTCCGTGATCGAGGTCGACGGCGAGAAGCGGCGCTCGAAGGTCGGGCGCTCGGGGTCGCGCACGACGATGCGGGGCGACTGCGGGCGCTGGTCACCGGATGCCGAGGAAGTCGCGAGGACGTCATTCGCGCCGCCCTCGCTCGAGTAGTCCTCGTCGAGCTCGGCGACCGTGACCGGTCCGGGAAGCTCGAAGGTCGCGTTCGGGGCGAGCCCGCTGGTCGGCACGGTGCCGATGCGCGTGCCGACGCGCAGGCGAGGCGTGAGGAGCGTTCCGCGGCGCTCCCAGTCGACCGTCCACTCGGGGCCGTCCTCGACGCCCATGAGCTCCGTGAGGACGGAGTAGAGCGTCTTGTCGCCCTCGTCGGCGTACTCGCGGTCGCGACGAGGGCCGGCTGGGCCCTCGACCTGCACGCGCAGCGGTAGGCCGCCGTTCGAGCCCGAGGCGGCGTACCGGGTGACGAGCCGGTCGACGATGACGTTCTGGTCGGCGCCGACGAAGCTCTCGTCGCCGACGTAGCGCCGGTCGAAGTAGGCCTCGAGCGTGGCTAGCGAGAGCTCGACCGAGTCGCTCCCGCCGCGGGTGCGCCGCGTAACGAGGCCGCCCCAGACTGGGAGGTCGGAGGCGTCCTCGACGAGCACGAAGCACGTGGCGCCCGGCAGGGTGGCGCGGAGCCAGTCCTCGGGCGTCTGGCGGCTGCCGAGGGGCAGCGCGGCGCTCGTCGTCGTGTACTCGCCGAGCTGGCTCGAGATCTTCTCGACGTCGAGCCCGGGGAGGTCGGCGAGAACCTCGCCCGTGCGGGCGGCGACGGCGAGCCAGGAGTAGCCGCTCACCAACCGATCGCCTCGTAGGTGAAGGCGACACTTCCATTCGGCGTCGAAGGCCAGATTGGACGGAAGCCATTGCGGTCGATATCACCGTTGTTGATGACGGGATTGATGCCGCTACCCCCGATGGTGGTCATGCTGATGTGCAGGCAGGCGTGGGGGAAGGGCTCGAAAAAGCCGATTCGTGCCGCGGACGCGCCGGAACCGTTCGTGCCCGTCACGACGTACTGCACTCGCCGGATCAGGGGGGCGCCCTGCGGCGGGGCAACGGTGGCGGCCCCCGCCTGCGGGAGTGACGTGCCTTCGGGAATGCGCATCGTGTGAGTACTGTCGAGGACCCACGTGAGGGTCCCGTCGACGCTCCGGACTACGTGCGACGTGCCGGTGTCGAGCGCTGCCGCCCGGGCGCCGAGACCCAGCGCGCGGGCGAGATCTGCCGTGAGCTCGGCCGCGCTGGCGACCGGAAGCGTGCCGCCCGCCGCGACCGCGTAGGGCGCGACCCAGGTCACCGTCGGGTTGCCGCCGCCTGAGCGGGGAACGTTGATGCGGGCGAGGACCATCGATCGCGCTGGGGCGGCAGGCGTCGAAGGGACTGCCGCCGGGGTGCCTGCGCGGTAGCCGACCGTCACGCCCGGGGCCGCGCCAGGGCTCGCGCCGTCTTCGGCGGCGTCGCTGAGCTGGACGTAGATGATGTCCGTACGCGGGTTCGAGGCGTTCGCGGCGGTCAGGGCACCCGAGACTGAGGCGTCGACCGCGTAGGTGTACGGGCCAGCCTCAGCGGCGGCCTGGACGTCGAGGACGCCGGCGTGCGGCTGGCAGGTCCAGGCGGTCGCACTGGCGACGACGGTCGTCGTGCTGGTCCCGGGGCGCACGCCGGAGCGAGCGCCGAGCGGGCGCCCGGGCACGGCCCCGGCGAGGAAGGGGGCCTGGGTCTGGCGGAGGGCTCGGCCGCTGTAGACGGGGGCGCCGCCGACGGCGTCAGCGGGCCAGATGCGATTCGTCATGGGACCTACTTCCAGGAGGGTGTCGCCGTCACCGTCAGGCGGGAGGCGGGGTGGTAGACGGCGGCCGTGAAGGCCCAGGAGTTGTCGCCGGGGTCGAAGGCGCTCCAGCCGCGGGAGGTGATCCACCCGGCGCGCCCGGCCTGCCCGTTGGCGAGGACGGTGCGGTTTTCCATGTCGACTTCCAGCCATTCGCCGGCGCGGAGGACGAGCGAGGTGGAGAAGACGAGCTGCGCGCCGGTGGAGCCGTGCGTGATGACTGGGCCCGTGCAAGGGCCGTCGATGCGAAGGCGGACGGGGCCCGACTCGTTACCGGCGTTGCTCAGGCTGACCTGCCCGGTCACGGTGACCGCGTCGATCGTGAAGGGCACGCGAAGGGCTGCGTCAGAGACGCCGATGACGGAGAGCGCCGTGGCGGGTGTCGGCGTACCGTCTGCGGCGGCGAAGTCATAGGCGGTGCCGTCGGCGCGCGGGTAGAGCGCGTAGCCCTGCTTGCTCGCCATAGTGGCGGCCTGCTCGGGGCTGTAGGCAGTGCCAGTACCGGCGCCCTCGGCCTCACCGACGACGACGAGACCGCCCGTCGTCGAGGGGAGCGCCGTCGACACGCTGAGCTGCTCGCCGAACTTGCGCCAGTCGTCGGACGCGAGCTGCACGCTCCACGTCGCCTCGAGCGGACTGAGCCAGTCGACGACCGTCTCGCCCGTCTGGAAGACGGGCGCCCAGCGCGGAGACCCCGCCTCGGCAATGCGAAGCGGGGTCTCGGTGCGGGACGCTGCGGCATGCAGTCGATCGGCGGCGGCCTGCGCGACGTCCGGGGACGGAGCGCGGAAGGTGCCCTCGATCGAGACGTCACGCGCCTTGGCGTACTTCGAGCCCGACCAGGCGCCGGACTGTCGCGGGCGCTGGGTCTGCGAGGCGGTGGAGCCCGTCGAGCCCCAGCCGTCGACGTTCTCCACGGCCCACTTGACGCCGTCCGCGTCGGTGGCCGTGAGGTCCAGGTCGCCGAGTTGGACAGTGAACACTAGGCACCTAGCCTTTTCTGGCGACGCGCGACCTCTTGTGCGGTCTGCACGGCCGACGTCGCCTCGTAGATGTGGAAGGACTGCCCCCCGCGGTCGGCACCCGCGGCCGGTCCGCCAGCGAGGCGCGCGAGGGCGCCTCCTGCCGGGACTGCGGGGGCCGAGAGGGCGACGGCCGGGACTGTCGGCTGGAGCACCTCGGAGGCGCGCTCGATGAGGCCGGCGGTGCGCTCGAGGCCGATCGCGAAGCCCTGGCCGGTGAACTCGCCGAAGGAGCGGAGTAGTCGCGAGGGCGAGGCGATGCCGAGGAAGTTCTTGACGCCCTCGACCGAGTCCTTGATCGGCCCGAGGACCGCGTCCTTGATCCGGCCGGCGACGGCCTTCACGCCGTTTAGGAAGCCCTGCATCATGTTCGAGCCGACATCGATGAGCAGACTTGCGAGCCCGGAGAGGGCGCTGAGAATCTTCCCGGGCAGCCCGCTTACGAAGCTCACGGCGGTCCCGACCCCGGAGGAGATCGCGCCGGTGATGCCGTTCCACGCGCTCGAGACGATGCCCTTGAGGCCGTTCCAGGCGGACGAGAAGACCGACGAGACGGCGTTGAGGGCGGCCGAGATGAGCGATTGAACGATCGACAGGGCGCCCGTGATGACCGACTTGATGAGGTTCCAGGCGCCGGAGACGATGTTGCCGAGCCCGGACCAGACCTGCGACCAGTTGCCGGAGATCACGCCGGTGACGACCTGGATGATGCCCTGGACGATCTGCATCGCCGAGGTGATGATGCTGACCACGACGCCGAAGACGGTCGTGATGACCGGCATGAGGGCCTGCACGATCGGGATCAGGACGCTGGCGATCGTCGTAACGAGCGGCAGGACCGCGCTCACGACCATGCCGAAGAGCGGGGCGATCGCGGTGAGGATCGGCGCGAGCGCGCTGACGAGCTGACCGACGAGCGGAGCGATCGCCGCGACGAGGCTGACGACGACGGGGATCAGGGCCGCGATGATCGGCATGAGCGCCCCCGCGAGCTGCGCGACGATCGGGGCGATGACGGCGACCAGGCTCGAGAAGACCTCGAGGAGCGGCGGGAGCACGGTCGAGATCAGGGTCGTGATGACCGGCGCGAGCTGGGCGATGAGCGTCGCCGCAAGCGGGAGCACGGCGGCGAGGACTGACGCGACGACGGGCACGAGCGTCGCGAAGACGGTCGCCAGGGTGCCGATGAGCGGGACGACCGAGGGCAGGACTGCCGCGAGCGTGCCACTGATGACGGACGCGAGAGCCGAGAGCGCCGGGGCGACGGCCGTGAGTGCCTGCGCGAGCGCCCCGGCGAGCGTCGTCGCGACCTCGGCGAGGAGGCCGGCGAGGGCCGGCAGCACGGGCAGGAGTCCCTGGAGGACGAGGTTGAAGGGCGAGATCGACGGCAGGACGCCGGCGAAAGCCGGGATGAGCTGGGCGAAGGCGCCGGCCAGGGCGCCGCCGAGGGGGGCGAGCGCCGTGCCGACGCCGCTCATGGCGTCGCCGAAGCCGGCCTTGAACTCGATCGCGGCGTCGCGGAGGCGGAAGAGCCAGTCGACGACGGCCGAGTCCTCCTGGAGCCCGAGGAACGAGCCGGAGAAGTCGCCGTCGAGAAGGATCGACTTGACGCCGAGAACGCCCTCGCGGACGTTGAAGAGGAAGTCGACGATTCCGGCGTCCTCCTGGAGGCCAGCGAAGGGCTTGAAGTCGCCCTGCCCGAGGATCGCGTAGACGCCGGAGGTGGCCTCGCCGACCGTCGTAAAGAAGGTCTGCACGGCCGTGCCGGCGCGCTCGAGCGCGGGGCCGACGACGCCGGAAAAGGCGGTGCCGAAGGCAGTCATCGCGGGCTTGACGAGGTCGTTGAGCCCGTCGACAGCGTTCATGACGACGGCGAAGGCACCCTTCGCCTGGGAGACGAAGGGGCCGGAGAGCGTCGCGCCGAAGCGCGAGAAAGCGGCCTTCATGTTGGCGAAGGCGCCGCGTGTGGTCTCGCCGGACTTCTGCGCCGCGCCGCCGAGGCCGGACTCCATCGCGTTGGCGAAGGTCTCGAAGTTGACCTCGCCAGCGGAGGCCATCTTGGCGGCCTCCTCGGCCGTCACGCCCATTTCCTTGGCGACGAACTGGAGCACCGGAACGCCGGCGTCCTGGAGCTGCGCGATGACGTCGCCCTGGAGCTTGCCGGAGGCGGCGACCTTGTTGAAGATCGAGCCCATGCTCGCCATGTCGGTGCCGGCGATGGTCGCCGAGTCGGCCATGAGGGACAGGACTCGGGTGAGCTCCTGACCCGGCGCGATGCCGGCGGCGGTGGCCCCGGCGGCGGCGGTAGCGGCCTCGCCCATGCCGAAGGCGGTGCCCTTCACGGACGCGAGGGCGTTGTCCATGATCGACTGGACGGCCGTCGTCGAGTGGCCGAGGCCGGTGAGCTTGGCCTGTGCGTCCTCGATCTGGAGCTGTCGGGCGATGCCGCCCTTGATCGACAGCGCGCCGACGATGCCACCGACAGCCGCGACGGCGCCGGCGGCGATCTTGCCGACTTTGATCGCACCGCCGCCGATGGTCGAGAGCAGGCTCCCGGAGGCCTTTTCGCCGGTGGACTTGGCGGCGGGGTCGACTTCGCCGGCGAGGGCGGAGGCAAAGCCCTTGGCCGACGGGATGATCGTGAGCGTCGCGTAGCCGACGTTCGCCATGTGGCCTCCGGTGGTGGGGAACGACTAAGCCCCCGCCGGCCGAGGTCAGTCGGTGGCGGGGGCTTCGGTCTGGTGGCGGGCGCGCTGCCGCTCGAGGCGGTCGCGGAGGGCGGCGTAGCGGGCGGCCTTGGCGGCCTTCTGGGGGCGTGCGGGGTGCGCTTCGCCAGCCCAGAGGGCGTAGAGGTCGGCAGCCAAGTAGGCGCCGACGTCCCAGCCGGCGGCCTCGGGGTTGAGGCGGCGCCAGGTGGCGGCGTCCGGGGGCAGGTTGTGCACGAGGACGCTCAGACGGCGGACGGAGAGCTCGCCGCGGTACAGGTCGGCGACGTCGACGGCGTAGTAGCGGAGGAGGTCCGCCTCGACGGCGTCGGGGACGTCGCGGAGGATCGCGACGAGCTGCGTCAGTTTCCCGAGATGCCCAGGGCGCCCTGGAGGCCGAGGACGAAGCCCTCGAGGTCCTTGACGCGGGGCTTCGTGGCCTTGAACTTCTCGTGCTGCTCGTCGCCGAGCACGCCGCGGAGGAAGGAAGAGAGGCGGCCGTCCTCGAAGGCCTCGAGGACCTCGTAGCTCCACTCGGAGGTCGGCTCGAGCTGGTAGTCGACGCCGTTGTAGGTGAAGGGCACCTTCTCGGCGAGCGCTTCGGCGGCGGTGGGCGTGGTCTTGCGGGCTGCGGGCATGCGGGGATCTCCTAGCGCGGGTCAGAGGTGCGCGGGTGGGAAGAGGAAGAGGAAGAGGGGCCGCCCCGCGCGGGCGACCCCTCTGGTCTGTGGGCCGGTCAGGCCGCGGCGACGGCCTCCGGGTCGGTCTCGACGGTCGTGTAGAGCGTCCCGTCGTCCTCGGGGAAGAGGAGGACGGTGATCTCGAAGACAGTCGGGTCGGTCTCGGAGTCCTTGACGTCGCCGACCTCGGACACCTCGGCGCGGTCGACGAAGCGCCGCTTGACCTTGGCGCCCTCGCGGAGCTCGAAGCCGATCGCGAAGGCGTCGATCTTGGGGACGACGATCTTCGAGGTGCGGACGCCGTCGACGGTCGTGCGCGTCGAGCCGGGGTTCACGAGGCGGAAGGTCGCCTTGTTGTCCTCGAGGGCGACGAACTTGATCGACCGCTTGTGCTGGGACTTCGTCCGCTTGTAGAGCCGGCCGCCCCAGGCGTAGTGCTCGCCGGTCTCCTCCTCGCGGGACTCGGTGAAGCCCTCCTCGCCGTCGAGGAGGCCGACGAGGTCCCAGGGGGCAGCCCAGGAGGCGTCGAGGTCTTCGGGGCCGGCCGTGCCGACGGGCGCGATGTAAACGTCCGCGTCCGCCCAGAGGCTCGTGTTCTTGGCGTTGCCGCTCATGGGCGGTCCTTTCGGGTCAGAGCTGCTCCGGCGGGAGCCGCACGGTCAGCGAGAAGAAGGTGAGGGGCTCGCCCGTGTCGTCGTCCTCGGTCGGCAGCGGCCCGGAGACGGGCGTGAAGCCTCGGGTCGCGGGCGACGACGCCGAGAGGAGGAGGGCCTCGCAGAGGGCCGCGAGGCGGAGGCCGAGGGCCTCGTCGCGGTGCCAGACGAGGACGCGGACCGTGGCGCGGCCGTTGAGGCGCGAGTCGCGGAAGGCGCCGGATGAGCGGACCTGGACGTAGGGGTAGCGCTTGTTCGCGTCGTCGGGGTTGCGGGGCTTCGTCGAGACGGTCACGCCGAGCGCCGAGGGGTCGGTCGTGGTGGCGAGACGCTCGCGTAGGAGGTCGCGGGTGACGAGGCGCGGGTCGCCGAAGAGGACGACGGCGCTCATGCCGCAGCCGGCTTCGAGCGCACCTCGAGGCCCGCCGACGCGGCAGCCCCGGCGAGGACGCCGTGCTTGGCCTCGACAGAGCGCCCAGCGGGGTGGGCGAGGATGACGGCTCCCGCGGCGCGGTCGGTCGTGTAGGAGTCGGTCTTGACGGGGATGACGGTGCCGCGCGCGGTCGTGTGGGAGGCCCGGGAGGCGACGGCGGCGGTGAGGCCGTCGATCGCGCTGGCGACCTCGCCGGACTTGAGCACGCCGGCGATGCCGGGGTGATCGAGGCGGAGCTTCTTGCCGGCCAAGCGGCCTCCTCTCAGCCCGCGACGCGGGTCAGGTGGGCTTTCGTGTACGTGCCGGAGGACAGCGCGGTCCGCACGACGGGGTCGCCGTGCACGCGCCACACCTCGTCGCCGAGCTCGACGCGGTCGAAGCGCGTGAGGTCGGCGGCGTGGGGGAGGAAGAGCAGGCGCTCGGCCTCGATGAGGCGGCGGACGACGCCGTCCTCCTCGGTGCTCGTGACGCTGTCGACGGTCGCCCGCTTGAGGGGCTCGCGGAGCGGGTCGTCCCACGACTCGACGGGGTCGCCGTCGGAGTCGAGGACGGTGCGGGCGCGGAGGCGCACGGCCTTGGCAGGCCGTCGAGGGCGGAGGAGGGTCACTTCGAGAGGTCCTCCTCCGCCAGCCAGGGCACGGCGTCCGCGAGGCCGTCGGTGCTCTCGACGGGCACGTAGAGGGTGCCGTCGATGACGCGGGCGCTCATGAGACGTCGCCTTCGCCGTAGGCGCTGGGCGTGCGCAGGCTGAGCACGCGGCCACCGGAGCGACCGGACGAGGCTCGGCGGATCTGCGCGACCTCGACGGCTGTGAGGTAGACGCCGGAGGTCTGCGTGTTGCCGACGGTGTGCTCGCCCAGGGTCTCCTGCGCGAGGCCGGAGGGGTTTTCGTACTCGCGGCGGGCGGCCTTGAGGATGACGACGCGGACGATGCCGGGGGCGTCGACCTCCCAGCGGGTGCCGACGGCGGGGGCGACCTCGGCGAGGGCGAGCGTCGTCGCGTCCTCAAGGGCGTCGACGGCGCGGGCCAGGTCCTCGTCCTCGAGGGCGCCTTCAGGGATGCCGAGGCGCCGCTCGAGGGCTGCGACCGGCGGGGGAAGCGGGTTCACCATGCGACCTCCCGGTCAGTCGGGAGAGGGCCGCTCACTGGGTTCGTGAGCGGCCCTCTCGGCTCAGGAGGCGGGGGCCTCGGCGTCCGCGCCGCTGGTCAGCGCCGGGCGGAGGTGCAGCGCGCCACCGTCGGGGAGCTTCGTGCGCTTGACCGTGCGGGTCGCGTAGTCGCGCTCGATCTTGAACGTCGGGAGGATGCCGACGCCCGAGAAGGTCGAGACGATGGAGCGGTCGACGGTGTGCATCGCGTCGTAGTCGCGCAGGTAGCGGAGCTGGAAGCCGCCGGCCGAGACCGTGGAGCCGAAGCTCGCGCCCTGCGGCACGACGGGCGCGCGGGTGACGAGGGTGACGGCGTCGCGGTGGAAGGCGAGGATCTCGTCCTCGTCGACGCGGGTCGACTCGACGACGGTGAAGCCGCGGAGGCGGCCGACGCCGGCCTCGCGGAGGGCTTCGGTCGAGCCGGACTCGCTGACGTCGGTGAGCGCCTTCGCGTCGAGGAGCGTCGCGTAGATCTCGGTGCCGACGACGACGTTGAGGTTGGCCGCCGGGACACCGTTCTCGCGGAGGTGCTTGCGCAGCTTCGTGAAGTAGGCGACGGGATTGGTCACGTCGATCCCGCCGAGGTCGGTCTCGGCGAGGCTCAGGAGCTTCGTCGCGACCTTGTGCTCGAGGGCGTCGGCGATCGCGGCGCTCTGCGGGGCGAGGACCTGCGCGCCGAAGTCGGTGATCTTGAGCGACAGGTCGGCCTCCGACAGGGGCACGGCCGAGTAGTCGTGCACGCGGTCGAGCTGGATGACCTCGCGCTCCTCGGAGATCTCGTCGAGGACGATCGCGGCGGTCGTCTCGTCGATGCCGCGCTCGCGCGCGATGAGGGTCGTCGGGACGGTCACGCCGATCGGGGCGCCGCCCTTGCCGCCGCCGAGCAGCTCCTCCTGGTAGTTCCGGGAGACGAGGGCGCTGAGGAGGCCGTCCTCGGCGACGAGCTTGGCCGCGACGACCGCGGCCTGCTCAGGGGTGTAGAAGTCGTTTGCCACTGTGGGCCTTTCTGGTCACGTCCTGGAGGACGACTAGCGGGGGGACTTGCGGATGCTCGTGACGACCGCGTCGGCGTCGAAGGGCTCGGGCGGGGTGCCGCCGTGGCCCGGCGTCAGCCCGGGGGTCGGTCGCTCGGGGAGCTCGGGAGCGGGCTTGTCGCCCTCCTCGCCGTCCGGCTTGTCGGCGGCCGGCTTCTCGCCGTCCGCCTTCGGGGTGCTGACCTTCGCCAGTCGCTCGGCGCGCGCGAGGATCTCCTCCTCGGTGTCGCCGGTGAGGAAGTCGACGAGGTCCTCGTCGATCGAGTGCTTTCGGAGGGCGCGCTCGACGTAGAGCGAGCGCTCGGCGTCCGTGGCGCGCTTCTCGGCGGCGGCGATCTTGCCGTCCGTGTCGGAGCTCTTGGCGGCCTCCTCGGCGGTCTCGCGCGCCTGGCGCTCGGTCGCGAGGGACTCAGTGAGGCGGGTCTTGTCGGCGCGGAGGTTCTGGATCAGGGTCCAGGCCTTCGTCTCGTCGAAGTCGTCGCCCCAGGGCTTCGTGTCGGTGGGCTGGTCGGTCATGCGGTGTCCTCCTGGGACGGGAAAGCCCCGGACCTGCCGGGGCAAAGAGTGGGGGGTGAGGTGTCGCTACGGACGCCGCGACGGAGTGCTCGCGGCGGCGGCGAGCACGTCGAAGAGGCGGTCGTTGTCGCGGCAGTCGACGGCGCTCGAGGCGAGGAGGTGCACATAGCGGGCTTCCTCGCCGGTGAGCGAGTGGTAGTAGCCGGGGCCGACGAGTGCCTCGCCGCGCTTGGCGCTGCCCTTGAGGTGGATCATTTCGTCTCCTTGGGGAAGGGTCACGGTGGAGTCGACGACGCGCTTGGCGACGGCAGCTACCTCGAGCGAGACGCCGACCCAGTCGGCGCGCCACTCGAAGTGCCAGGGCTCGCCGGCGACCGTGGGGCGGAAGCCGTAGCGGCCGGCGCGGGCGTAGAACTCGCGGGAGGCCTGCGTGGCGAGGTAGCCGACGCCGGATCCGACGTCGACGGCGCGGCCGGAGAGGTGGTAGGCGTAGGGAGACTCGGGGGACCAGGCGGGGTTGAAGCCAGGGCGGCCCGCGCGGTAGCCGTCGTAGAGGGCCTTCTGCCGGGCGTAGGTCCGAGTCCCCTCGGTGGCGACGACGGTGATGCCGGTGTCGCGCTTGATCTCGGCGACGAGTGCGGCCCAGTGGCGCGCAGCGTCGGCGTTCATGGTCTGGCCGTTGCCGATGCCGGCTTGAGCGGCGGCGGTGTTCGCCACAGGGCCTCCTAGGACTGTCGGGCCGCGAAGTACGCGGCGTGCCGCTCGTCGAAGGCGGCGCGGAGCTCGTCGATGGAGAGCTCGGGGTGTGCGAGGGCGTAGGCGTAGTCGGTGCGCCAGAAGCCGGTGACCTGCTGCGTCGAAGCGGCGTAGAGGTCGGCCATGCGGCGCGTGCCGGGCTCCCAGCCGCCGGTCGGGTCGGAGTTGAAGACCGGCTTCGCCTGGCACCCGCACCCGTCGTGAGCCTCGAAGTGCGCGGTCCCGGCGGTGTAGACCGGGCCGCGGCCGAGAAGCATGGCGCAGAAGTGGCAGGGGCGACCGTCGCTGACGCGGGCCCATCCTCGGGCGTCGTTGTCGGCGGCCGAGAGGGCGATGATGCGCCGGCGGGGCGCCTCGAGGATCCGGCGCTTCGCGCTGCGGAGCATGGCCGCTTTCGCTGCCTCGAGGGCAACGTCGGCGGGCACGCCCTGGCCGATCTGCCGCTTTGCTCGGGCGACGCTGGTGGCGTGCAGGGCGGCGCGGTTGGCCTTCGTCTCGGTCGGCTGGAAGGGGACGTCGGGCCCGGGCCGATCGTAGCCGGCGAGGATCTTCGACGCGGTGTAGAACTCCTGCGCCGAGAGCTCGCCGGAGCGGCGCCCGGCCTTGATGAGGGTCGAGGCGCCGGCCTGGAACCGCGCGAAGGACCCGTCGATGTCGGCGGGGTCGATCGTGCGGTCCCAGAGCTCGGCCAGGACGACCTGGATGCGGGCGACGTCGGCGACCTGGCGGCGCATGTGGCCGGCGGCGAGCTGCTCGAGCGTCGTCACGGGCTACTTGCCCTCAAGGGCGTTCGCGTCGGTCTCGGGCAGGCGGAGCGACGTCGGGACGGCGCCGGTGAAGCGGACGCCGGTGAGGCCGGTCTTCGCTGCGGCGTCGGCCGGTTCGATGCCGGCGCGGATCATGACGCCGAGGGCGTCGGCCTTGGCCTTGAGCTCCGCGGCGTCCTCGACGACGATCGCGGGCTCGCTGTCGTCGAGCTGCCGGGTGGACTCGGCGACGAGGGCGGCCAGCGGGTCGGGGTTCTCGGCCTTGATCGTGCGCCAGCGCTCGACGTCCTGGTCGGTGACGCCGGGGATCTTCTCCCAGAGCGCCTCGACGGGAACGGAGAGCATCGTCGCGATCTTGCCGAGGGCGTCGACGGTGGCCGCGAGCGAGCGGGCCTCAGTGTCGCGCCAGCGGACCTGTGCGCCGAGGTCGGCGGCACCGGCGGCGTCGCCTGCGGCGAGGGCGGCGAGACGGAAGCCGGACTCCCACGACTCGCCGAAGTTGGTCTCGTACTCGCCGATCTTGCGCTGCGTCGAGTCCTGGATCGCGGCGAGGGCCTCGGCGCTGATGTTGACGAGGTCGCCCATCATGACTGTCGGCGAGACCTGCGAGACGGCGGCGAGGGTCGAGACCGTCGAGTCGTACGCCGACAGGTGACCGGAGAGCTCGGTCTGAGCGAAGTCGCCGAAGCGGGCCTTCTCGTCCTCGGCGACCCAGACGCGGTCAACTGCGGCCTGGAGGGGCTCGATCGGGTTGCCGTCCTCGTCCTCGGGGATCGCGAGGCCGGTGGCCCACCGCTGCCGGAACGAGGCGTACTGGAGCGCGATGAGGGTCGAGAAGACGACCTCGTTGACGCGGTCCTGGAGGTTGATGATCGGCCGGATGATGCCCTGGGACTCGCCGTCGAGGCGGTCGCGGAAGCGGACGAAGGGCGTGACGCCGAGGCCGTGGTCGTCGGTGCTCGAGAGCACCCACTTCGCGTCGTCGCCGGGCGGGCGGGCGAAGGTGTAGACGCTGGCCTTGTCGAAGAGCTCGACGAGCTGCGTGCCGTCGAGCGTCGTGCCCTTGCGGCGGAGGGCGAGCTCGGGGAACTCGTCGTCTCCGTCCTGGTACCAGGCGGCCGAGCGCAGCGGGTCGAGTGGCCGGAAGAACGGCACGCGCTTCTGCTGGACGGTGCCGGGCAGGACGAGGGCGTAGCTCGTGCCGTACTCGAGGGCGCCGCGGTGGGCGATCGTCTGCCGAGCGTCGAGGCCGTTGGCCTGCCAGTAGCCCCAGGCGGTCGAGTTGTCGGCGGCCTTCGCGGGCCGGTGCCCGTCGACGAAGAGGCCGTGCGCGTAGGTGTCGCTGAGCAGCGGCGTCCAGTTCGTGATGGAGCGCTTCGCCAGGTGCCGGAACTCGCGCTTAGCGCCGGACGGCATGTAGGGCATGTCGTGGTCGCCGGCGAGGTAGCGGCGGGGCTTGCCGAGGCGACCGTCGCGGGCAAGGTCGGTCTCGAGCTCGGCGTCGAGCCGGGTGACGAGGGCGGCGTCGATCGTCGCCATGCGGCCTCCTGGAGGGTCGTGGTCGGGCTAGAAGCCGGCGACCCGGCCCTTCGGCCGGCGGCGCTTCTTGAAGCCGCCCTCGGAGAGGACGGCGGTGCGGGCCATGCGGGCCAGGACGAGGGCGGCGAGGGCGTCGACCTTCTTGGGGGACTCGCGGGTCTCCTTGCCGAAGCTCACGCCCCAGCGGTTCGGGCGCCGGCGGGCGTTCTCGACGTGGCGGGTGAGGATCGCGGAGGCGTCGGCGCTCGGCGAGGTGCCGGCGCCGAGCGTGTGCTCGGTCCAGGGCAGCTCGCCGTCGGTGATCGCGCGGTGCAGCGCCTCGACGCCGCGGACGGTGTCCTGCTGGTGTGAGCGCATGTCGTAGGCGACGGCGTGCTTCGTCGTCGCCTTGGCGATGAGCCGCTCGGAGTGAGCGTCGCGCCAGGCGTCGACGTCGGTCTCCCAGTAGGCGACGTCGGAGAAGAACGCGACGACGTCGAGGGTGGCGAAGGCGTGCTCGACCGCGTCGCGGACCTGCTCCTTTGGCACCTCCCAACCGCGGCCCTCGGGGCCCTCTGGCTTCTCCCAGATCGCGAGGAGGAAGGGGGCGCCGTCGTCGACGCGGACCGCCACAAGGGCCGTCGCGTCGTCGGTGAGGGAGCCGTCGAAGCCGAGGGTCACGGTGTCGCCGCGACGGGTGCGCGAGCCGGGCTCGCCGGCGAGGAGCGGGGCGAGGTCGTCGCGGTGGTTCTTCCGCCACTCGTGCGGGGCAACCCACGAGTCGGCGGCGGCGACGATCTGATTTAGGTAGAAGCGCCGGGCCTCCTCGGGAGGCGTGTCGGGGTCGTAGACCTCGGCGAGGATGCGGTCGAGGTTGACCCAGTGCGAGTCGCCGTAGGCGCAGCGGAGGCCCTCGCGGACCTGGGCCTCGTCGGCGAGGTCGATCTCGGCGGGGGCTTCGCGGGCGTCGTAGAGGATGCCGTCCGCGCGGGAGCGCCCTTCGACGATCGCCCGCCAGGCGTTGTAGCTCTTCTCAGCGGTCGAGTCCTGGCCGGGCTCGTGCGCGTTCGTGGTCTCGATCGAGCGGCCGTCGACCTTGCCGAGGTTGCGGCGGATGACCTTCGCGAGCTTGTGGCCGCCGTTCGAGGCAGTCCAGTGGTGCGTCTCGTCGAGGATCGCGAACGTCGGGCGGGCGCCCTCCTGCGTCGACGCCGAGGCGGTGACGGGGACGAGCTGGCCGCCGCCGGGGATCAGGAGGCGGGTCATGCCGACGTCGAGGCAGAAGTCGTCGACGAGGAGCGAGTCCTCGGCCATGCTGCGGATCGCGTCGAGGGTGTTCTTCGTCTGCGTCTCGGAGACGCCGGCAATGACGACCCACGGCATGGGGTGGGGGATAGCGACGGGCTCGCCGTCGGTGTCCCAGCCACCGAAGCGGACGGGGCCGCAGAGCTCGGCGAGGGCGAGGGCGCCGAGGAACGGCGACTTCCCCCAGCCCTTCGCGCGGCGGAGGATCGCGCGGCGGTAGCGGAAGGTGCCCGCGGCGTCGAGGGCGTACCACCAGAGGACGAAGGTCATCTGCTCGCGCGAGAAGCGGAAGGGCGCGCCGGCGTTGTCGCCGTCGGGCTGGAGGAGGTAGCCCTCGCAGAAGTCGATGACGTCGTAGCCGAGCGTCTTGACGCTGCCGTCGACGGGGAACGGCTGGAGGCTGAGGACGGGGCGGTGGAAGCTCGCGCCGGGCAGGTGGTCGCTCACGGGGCTCCTCTCGTGCGGGGCACGGGAGGACGCGGGCCTAGAACGGCGCGGGGTCGCTCGCCGTGGGGCGCTCGGGCTCTTGGTCGGCGGCGAGGCGGTCGCGGATGGAGGCCCGGCGGGCGCCGATCGGGGTGACGTTGCCGCCGACGGCGCCGACCGAGGTCTCGGCGGAGGGTCGCTCGACTCGGATCTTGGCGACGCGGAGTCGGTCAGCGTAGGTGCCGCCGAGGGCGGCAGTCGTCAAGCGGATCTCGGAAGCGGCGGCAGCGGAGGGGCGCTTGCTGTGGGCCTCGACGAGGGGCAGCACGAGGCCGAGGGCGAGCCAGTCGGTGTCCTCGAAGACCTGCGCCTGCGGCGAGCGCCGCCAGGTCTCGTACCAGGCGACGGTCGTCGGCGAGTACGGGTGGCCGGCGGGGAGCGCGGGGCCGCGGACGACGTCGTCGGGGGTGACGGTGACGACGTCGCGGTCACGCCGGGCGGTGTCGCGCGGGCGCTGGCGCTCGGTCTTGGGGAGAGGGCCGTTACCGGGCATGGCGGCGACCTCCTCTAGTGGGTCTGACAAACGCTGTGCGCTTTGCTGAGGGCCGAACGGGCCGCGTGGGTGCCTGTGGGAGGGGTCGAGGTGTCGTCTTTGCTGCAACCCCCAGACCCGCGCGCACAGGGAGGCGCTATGCCGCTTCGGAGAAGGGGGCAGGGGGTGGAGGGGAGGGGCCCCCAGGGTCGGGCGGCAGGCGCCGTCCTGTCGTTTGTCAGAGCATGCCAGGGTGTGGCTCGGGGTCGCGGGCCTGGCGTGCTCGAGGTCGTCGAGCCGCTGCTCCTTCGGCGCTGCTCTTGCGGGCGTGGTGCCAACGGCACAACGACTGGAGGTTGTCGAGCGAGTGGTCGTCGCCGGGCGTGATGTGGTCAACCTGATTGGCAGGCTGGTCGCACAGCACGCCGGTCGAGTCGCGCGCTCGGCAGCGGTAGCCGTCGCGCCGTAGCACGCGGACGCGGCGGGTGCTCCAGTCGCTCGGCAGGCGCCGGGCTCGGCCGCTTGGTCCGTTGCTCCATGCCACGCGCGCCACCTCCTCGCGACGAGGCAGGGCCTCGAGTCGGTAGGTCGGGGCGGGCGGTGGGGGCGGGGCCTGCTCGACGTAGGGGTGGGGGTGCCTGCGAGGGGAGGGGGCACCTCGAGCAGGAGGGGGGGGGCACGACGAAGGCCCCGGGCCGGTCAGGGAGAGGAGGACCTGACCGACCCGAGGCCGGAGCGAGGAGCGCACGACGGCGCGTCGAACTCGCGGGGTGCCCGCCCCTCGGGACCGCGGCGGCAGCGCGCACGGGGGAGGGCGGGGAACAGCAGGTCCCGTATCGACAACCGCGCGGGGAGCGCTGCTATCGATACGGGACCGCGCCCCGGTGGCCGAAGCGCCCGGGGATAGGGGTCGAGGCTGGCGCGGTCGATGCTGCCCGCAGGCAGGCCCACATGGGCGAGTGAAGCCGCCGCCTCGACGTGAAGACCACCCCGACGCCGTGACGCGGAGCGGGGTGGCGGTGCTGCCTCGCGAGGATTCGAACCTCGACCGCCCGGGTCAGAGCCGGGCGTCCTGCCGATTAGACGACGGGGCATAGGCGGGGCGGCAGGCCGACGCCGACTGAACGGCTGACGGCAGCAGGCGCCGACTCGGTGACTACCTACCCCTCGGAGAGCCGCTGTCGGCCGCCCGCCACGATGCGGCGCGGCTCGGACAGAGCGGTTCTCTCCCTACTAGAGGAGAGGGCCGGGGCTCCGACAAGCACGCTCGCGGGAGGCCAGACCGGAGGGGTTGCGGGCGTCGGCGCCGAACGCCGAGAGCGGGCGGTGCTGACCGCACCCGGTGCAGACCTTGCCGGCCGTCGCCTGCCGCCGGGCCAGGGCCGCACCCGCCGAGGCGGTCGCCTGCTCGGTCATGCCGAGCCGGGCGGCTGCCTGGCGGATGCGCTCCTCGGGGGTCAGGTGGCGGCCCCGGCGTCGAAGAGGATCTCGACGTCCCGGAGGTCGGCCGAGGGCCACGAGTCGGCGTGGCGGCGGTAGGGGCCGCTCGTGCCCTGCGTGGGCCGCCCCGTCCAGGGGTACTCCGCCGAGGTGCCGTTGAGCACGAAGACGCCCCGGCGGTTGTCGGCCGTGGCCGCCCGCACGACCGACCCCGGCGTCGTCGGGAGCGGCTGCTCGACGAACGTCGCCGCTCCGATGACGCGCTGGATCACGCGCCGGCCCTTGCCCTCGCGCTGGAGGGCGGCGCGGAGGGCCTCGGGGTCGGCGGCGGGGACGAAGTCGCCGACGGCGGGGCCGTCGGTCATCATGATCTCGCCGTCGATGTCGGGCCAGGCCTCGAGGCTGTCGCTGTACTCGCGCGGCCCGTAGGCGCCGTACTCGACGCGGCTGTCGGACAGGGTGGGCTCGGTGGTGGTCGTCACGGGGTGGTCCTCTCGGTCGGGGGTTTGGTGATGGGCGGGGCGGGGTACGGGGGAGGCGAAGGCGTAGTCGGTCACGCGGCCGGCCGCTCCGGCTCCTCGCCGACCGGCATGAGCGCCAGGGCGCCGGCGTAGCGGGCGATCTCGCGCTCGGTCGTCGCGGCGTCCTGCCCGGCCGGGGCCTTCGCCACGAGGGCGCGGACCTCGCGGACAGCGCCGGTGTAGCCGTCGTCGTGCAGCGTGCGGTAGGTGTCGACGAAGTGCGCCAGGGCAGCGCCGAGCTGGGCGCTTGCCGCGTCGAGAGCGCGGTCCTCGGGGTGGTCGGCGAACGGGAAGCGGCTGGCGCCGAGCTCGCGGAGGTAGGCGACGTACTCCTCGGGCGTGCGGAAGCGCCCGCCTCCGCCGAGGCCCTGGGCTATCGCGAGCGTGCCCGAGGGCGGGCCCACGATGCTGGCCGTGCTCATCGGGCCGTCTCGAGCTCGTCGAGGGCGGCGCACCGGTCGAGCTCGGTGGAGAGCGCCAAGAGCTGCATGCGGACGGTGTCGAGGGCTTCGCCGTCGAGCTCCTCGAAGAGCAGGCGCGTCTGGGCGGCGTACGCGACGAGGAAGGCCGCCGTGAGGCCGTTCGCCTCGACCTGGCGATCGCCGAGCGGGGCGTCGGGCCCGGGCTTGCCGACGATGTCGTGGTCGGCCGACGAGGTCGCCAGGTGGTCGAGGTGCTTCGCCACGTGCGACTCGGTGGGGAGGGCCATGAGAGCTCCTTCTCTGTATTGGTGGGGACAGAGGAGGAGAGGGCCGAGCGGGGGTGTGCTGCTCAGGTGGGCCTGACAAACGACAGAAGCCCCGTAGCAACTGCTACGGGGCTTCTGGGTGGTGCTGGGTGCCTAGAGGCGTGCCAGAACCTCGGCGCGCTTCGTGGCGTACTCCTCGTCCGACAGGAGGCCCTGCCCGCGAAGGGCCTCAAGCTGCTGGAGCGGCCCCGCCACGTCAGGGGCCGCGGCCGGTGCGGGGGCCGCGGGCGCCAGGGGAGCCGGTGCCGCTACGGGCCCGCCGAGGATCAGGTCGTTCAGCACGCGACGGACCGTCTCGGCCTCGGCGTGTGAGACGCGGAAGTCGATGGTGTTGCCCGACGTGATGACCTGGACGAGCGTGTTGAGGAGGCCGTCGCGCTTCGTGGCGACGGAGCTGATGCTCTTCACGGGGATCATCTCGGTCCCGGCCTTGCCGTTCTTGAAACCGGTCGCGAGCAGGCTCAGCCCGCCCGTCATGGCGCCCGCTGCGAGCTTGCCGCCGGAGACGCCGCGCGGGCGATTCCACTCGATGCGGTCGGAGTAGATCTCCACCTTCGCGTTCTTGCCAGCGATGTGCGAGGTGAAAGTGTGCAGGGGCGCGGTCATCGGGACTCCGTTCGTCGCGATGACGCTACCCGACCCCGCCGACGTCGTCTGCCCCCGCTTGGGGGCTCGCCGCCAGCACGGCCGCCCACTGGGCCCGCTCGTCGTCGGTGAGGAAGACGTGCAGGAGCGGGAGGCCGGCCGGCGCTGAGACGACGAGGTGCGTGCGGCCGTTGGAGCGGGAGACCTGGCGGAGCGTGCCGCCGTCGAGGGTGGCGTAGAGGGCGGCGGTCACCTCTCGCCCCGGCCCAGCCAGCGGCCGATCTGCACACCGAGCGAGAGCGTGGACAGGACCAGCGCAGCGAGGGCGAAACCACTCAACTCCATCACAGCGTCACCTCCGGCAGGAGCGCCCGGTAGTGCCCGGCCGCGATGCGGCGCTCGACCATCGCGCGAACGCCGACGGCTTCGTGGAAGACGTGACCGTCGAGGACCATCTGAGCGCGGCCCCGGTTGCCGCTCGGGGCCGGGTCTTCGAAGGGGTAAATCTTGTCGAGCTTTCGGTCGACGAGCATGTAGTCCTCCGGCCCGAGCATGACCTCCACGAACCGCGGCCCCGCCGGCGGCCGACGCCTCGCCGTCGCCCGGTCGAGGAGCGCGGTGACGCGGTCGACGACGTGGACGACGAGGGTCGAGAGCGCGACGCCCAGGTCGTGGAGGACGGCCTCGCAGCGCGTGGTCGACTTCACGAGGCGCCTCCCAGGAGGTAGGCCTCGATGCGCCGGGCCTCGGCGACGAGGTCGTCGGTGCCCGTCTGGGCGGCGAGCTCGAGGGCCTGTCGGCGCGATGCCCGGTCCGAGCCCGGAGGCAGTACGGGCTGCACGGGCTTGTCGGACTCGAGCGAGTCGACGAGGGCCCGCCCGAGGGCGAGCATCGTGGCGCGCTCACCGAGGTTCGTGGCGAAGAAGTGCGTTAGCTTGCCGGTGCCGTCGCCGTCGTAGCCAGCCAGCATGACGGTGCCCACCGCCGAGCGGGCGAGCACGAGCGAAGCCTCGTCGCCGAGGTCACCGTCCGAGGTGTCGAAGAGGACCTCGCCGAGGTCGTCGAGGTCGCGGGGGTCGAGGGTCGTCGTCACTTGCTGCTCCTGTTCTGCCGACGCGCCACGCGCGCGGCCTTGTTCGCTGCCCGACGGCGGGCCTTCTCGGTCGCCGGGACGGTGCCGGCGTAGACGTGCCGGCCGGTGCGCTGGAGCCCGAAGAGGACGGCGCGCTGGAAGGGGTTGGGGGTGGTGGCGGTGTCGGTGCCGTTCACGGGCGGGCCTCCTGGAGGTCGGCGTCGGGGATGGGAGTCTCGGTGGGGGAGAGGACGAGGCCGGCAGGGACCTCGGTGGTGCGGTGGCCGAGGTAGCCCCAGCCGAGGCCGTCACGGATGCGCCGGGCTGCGCGCTCGGCCGCGGCGACGGACAGGAAGGGGTAGTCGCGCCCCGTGGCCTGGTCGCGGAGGATGACGAGCGGCACCTCGAGGGGGCCGTCCACCGCGTCGACGAGGGCGAACCGCGGCGGGCGGACCACCGCGGCCCCGTCGATGGGCGTCGCCGGCTCGTGGGCGTCGAAGGTCAGGCCGGTGGAGTCGACCGAGAAGCGGGCGCTCACGGGAGGCTGACCAGGGTGACGGGGGCGTGAAGAGCGACGCTCTGCGCGGTGAGGAAGGGGGCCTCGTCCGGGCCGCCGTTGCGGTTCCAGGAGAGTCCGGTGCTTGCGGGCCGCTTCCAGCACGGGTCGCCGTCACGGTCCTCGACATGCGCGCCGACGGGGAGGGCCTCGAGGTCGGCGGTGGTGAGCTCCTGACCGACGGCCCAGCGGGGCTCGTCGGCGTCCTTCTCGGGCGACAGCTCGTCGGCGACGGTGCGCAGCGCCGAGGCGACGGCTGCGCGGATGGAGGCCTCGAGGGCGGCGGTGTCGACCTCGGGCCTGATGGTGACGGGCACCGTGACGGTGCTGAGGGTGGCGGGCATGGTGGTCCTCTCGAAGATGTGGGGCGGGGCCCCTACTGCATGCGCGGCAGGGGCCCCGGGTGGTGTGGGTCAGTCGGCGAGCAGGCGCTCGACGGCCTCGGCGAAGCCGGGCGGGCGGTGGTGTGCGCCCTGCGGGTGGACGAGGCCGAGCTCGACACGAAGGAAGTCGAGGACGTCGTCGCGCTCGCGCTCGGGGTCAAGCGCGTGTTCCGCCGCCCGGATCGCCTCGTCGACGGCGGCCTCGGCCTGGTCGAGTGCCTCGGCAGCGCTGGGCTGCCCTTCGAAGGGCGCCAGGGCCTCTGCGAGGGCGACGATCTCCTCGGCGGCGTCGATGCGCACCGTGCTCTGTCCTCCCGCGGCGAGGAGCCGCCGGACGAGGTCGCGGCGCTCCTCAGCGGAGCGGGGCGTGCGGGTCACTCGAAGCTGATCTCGTCGACGTCGTCGCGGTGGATGACCAGCGGCCGGCCGCGCTTGCCGGTGACGACCTTGACGTAGTCGGGGTCGGTGCCGTGGACGACGAGGGTGCCGGTGCCGGTCTTGCCGTCGTGGCGCGTGACGGTGACCGTCGCGCCGGAGGAGATCGCGTCGGCGAGCTGCGTGGCGACCTCGTCGCGGTCGGGGGTCTCGAACGTCTCGACGGAGGTGAGGGTCTCGGTGC